GAAGGATTTGTCATTTGAGTCCTTAGAAAGCGGCTGAGCGACAACTATGGGCTCCTCTGGAGCATTGGCAACAGTATTAGGGCGTATCACGGCAGAATCGGTAGAATGAGCTGTCTGCTGATTAGCCGGAGTGCTTTTTGAACAAGCCGAAAGCACAAGAACGGCTGATATTAACCATAAGAGTTTCATAATACAAAGGTAATCATAATCATTGGATTTTTAACCGATTGAAGATTCTTCAGGGCTATTCTTCTATGAAAAGATATGTTATGAAGAATTTCGATACGACAATAAGAGGTAGTGCCATTGGCTTTTTGGTGTGGTTCCGTAACCAATATAAGATTTGGACAGACGACACCTACTACGCTATTGCCGATAAGTATAGGCAATGCAATTATGGCACCTGCCGGAATATGATTCTTGAGCTTGTCAAAGCAGGCTACATCAGAATATGGAATGAGGGCACACGCCAACGCCGGTTCTACATCGACCTCAAGAAATATAATCAGTTAGTCAATCCTCAAATTTCCTCAAGCGATGATTCCAGGACTCAGGGCTCCGAAGAATCTGAAGATTGACTTTGCCCCTTCTACCAGACAGTTTCAAGTATGGAAGCAACTCCAGCCTGAATGTCCGGAATGTGGAGGGCGTGTAGTTCAGATTCAGAATGGTGTGGATAGGAACGGTAATCCTACTTACACATCGGTTTGCGAAAAATGCGGCAACAATAATATCCCACAGATTATTCTTTGTGGGGGTGCCGCCGGAGGAGGTAAGAGCTATCTTGGTTCTTGTTGGCTAATCAGCACCTGTCTCCGGTGGCCCGATATGCGTATGGTGGTTGCTCGTAAAACTCTCAAAAGCCTAAGAGAATCTACTTGGAACACCATTCAGAGCGTGGCAAAATCTTGGGGTTTGGAGGAGCAGGTTCACTTTAAGATAAACAACCTCTCCGGTGAGATGATTTTCTGGAATGGCTCCAAAATCATTATGAAGGAGATGGCCTATTCTCCAAGTGACCCCGACTATCTGCGCTTCGGTTCATCTGAGTTTAGCGGTGGATTCATTGATGAGGTCGGAGAGGTTGATCAACGCGGTGTGGACGTGCTTTTCTCACGTCTTCGTTGGAAAGTGGCCGAGACTACAAAAGTACCCAAGCTCCTTATGTCCACCAACCCTTGTCTCGGATGGGTGCGTGACCGCTTTGTATTGGATGAAAATGCTGAGCCTGTAATATGTCGTCCGAATGAAATGTACATACCGTTCAGCGTGTACGATAATCCGGACAAGAACTTTGTGAACGCTTATGTATCTGCTCTCTATAAGATTTCGGACCCAAGTGTGCGTGAACGATTGCTTTTTGGTAACTGGCTGTATGTCGATGTAAATGATGCTGCCTGCTACTGGAAGTTTGCTGGGGCCAAACATCTGAAAGATGGATTGAGGGACGACAAATACGATCCTCTCAAACCACTCATTCTCAGCTTTGACTTTAACGTGGCGCCATATATGAGTTGTCTGATGGCACAGATTGACTATGAAAACAAAAAGGTCTATATTCTTGAAGAGGTACGTGGACTCCCTGAAAACAAGGAAAATAACACGCCCAAATTTGCTGAAAAAATCAAGAAGAAACTTCTTGGTATGGGTCACACTGGCGGTATAGTAGTTACCGGCGATCCTGCTGGACTTTCCAGAACCACAACTACAGAAGAAGGTGTAAACAACTACACCATCCTTCTTTCCATATTGAGTGCTCCTCAGCTTAGAGCAAGAAAAAAGCTCCTGAGCAAACAGCCATCTCAAATCACACGTTTGGAGTTCGTCAATAATATATTCGATGGTTATCAGGGCTGGGAGATTCTAATCGATCTCAAATGCCGTAAACTTATCGAGGACCTTATCAACCAGCGCAAGGAAATGGATGGCTCCAAATCCAAGGCGAAAATCATGGATTCGAGACTTGGCATCAAATATGAGAAGTACGGACACTTTTCTGACACCCTCGACTACCTTCTGGTTCTATTCTTAAATGAACCCTGGAAGAAATTTAATGCCGGTGGCACCTCAGGTATCACCACATTCAATGGGACCCCGATATATGGTTCGTTTGAATATTAAATGATGTAACGATGTATCAACGATTTCTCAATAACGAAGACTATATGAGTCAAATATCGGATGAGCTGTTTGAACAACTTATCCGTGGCAATCAGCTGCGCGTGGCTCAGGCTGAGGAGGCTGCTGAAGCTTCTATTGTCGAATATCTTACTGACAACTACGAGGTAGAACAGGCGCTGATGGTTGGCAAGAATCTTCGTGAATACAATCCGCGCATCACTTATCCGGTTGGTGTTCACTTCTACTATGAAGGCAAAATTGTCGAGGCCATGCGCTCCATCAATGGGGTTAAGACGCCCGCTTCGGTGGAATATTGGAGAGAGTTTGACCACTACGATGAATCTCTGCTCCGTGAGGCAAAGCCATACTCTCAGATTTTGAACTACCATCCCGGCGACATCGTGATATTTTCGGATTGCCTGTATGAATGTTTGGAACACAACGGTCTGGATTATGCAGACATCCGCATCCCCGGTATTAACGCATGGGAAACTGTTGAGACGTCACTCTGGGAGCCCAATCTTGAATATGAGGAGTGGACTGTGGTTGAATGGGAAGGGCAGTTTTATGCTCTTTTGACTGTTGAAGACATTGATTTAACCGTAAACCCACACGAATCCGATAACTGGGGGCTCATAGGCGATTATGTTACCGACTATGCCTATGAGCTAAAAGAGACGGAATATGTGGTGTTCGACGGTAGGGTATGGTACCCCACAATGTCTCCTGTTGCTGACACGCTTAAAGAGGGTTACAATTTCCGTTACCACGATCCTCGTAACCCGAATATCAAAAAGCACATGATAAAGATTGCGCTTTATGAACTACACAAACTAATTTCGCCCAATAATGTGAGCACGGCTCGCATTACAGACTTTGAAGCTACAATGCAGTGGCTCCACGACGCAAACCGTTGTAAAATCAATCCTCAAATCCAGCGAAAACTGGATGAGGAAAAGAAACCGGTCAGTGAAATCGCAATGGCAACCTTCCAGCGCGACTATGACCCATACAAAAATCCGTGGCAGATTTAGTGCGACCGCCCGGAATGACCCCGACAAGGTGCGAACCCCGACCGATCTTGGCCGGGGTTCGTTTTATGTACCGCCTATTTTGATGGTATAGAAATTAGTTTGCCTGCTCATCCTCCAGCGTTCATAAACGCCTCTGTAAGTTTGTCGCGGTTCTGCTGGCTCTCTCCGTTATAGTAATGCTGCTGTATCATTTCCACGCTTGTTCCGGCGGCATTGGCTATGTATGACACTGAGAGCCCGTGGTCGATGGCCACAGTGATGGCCGTATGCCGGAACACGTAGGCGTAAAGGTCAAAGCACAGGTTCAGCTCCTTGCCGACGGCCTTCAGCCACTTGTTAAGGAACTCTCGGAACTTTTTGAAGGTGTAATCCTTGGTGGTGTACTTTTTCTCCTTCTCATCATCCATGATCGGAAAGATGTAGCCATCTTTGGACTGCCCCTTGTACTTGTCAATGATATGGCGCATCACAGGAGTCACTGGAACTTCAACAGGACGGTGCGTTTTCTTGCGTCTGACGGCGATTGTACCTTTCCGAGTAACATCCCTCCACTTAGCCTTGATTACGTCGCAGGGCGCGAAGAATGAGTGGAACATGAAGACACAGAAGTCGTAGTAGATCTCCACCATGCGCCGGTCCTTGTACTTAGGTGTGATGTCCTCCACGCTGAGGTTGAGAAACGCTTTCAGTTCTTCTGCCGACAAGACATCGGGAGTCCGGCCTTCAATTGCATACCGGTCAGGGTTGTAGTCCACGAATTTGAACTCTCCGATTTGAGAGAGGCTGAACAACACATCCTTGTCCTTGCTCGCCTTTCCCAATAATGCCCGAAATTTCTTGGAGTGGTGCAGATACGCCTTGCCCTTGGCGAAGATATTCGCAATCTGCACCATCTTGTTGTAATCAAGGGTAGAGAAGGGCATTACCTCAAATCCGGGCACTTCCTTACGGCATTTCTGAAGGAGTTTGTAATACCCCTCGAAATTGCACCCGGCTTTCGCCTTCTCGCGCAGTGTCACAACCTCCAGGTACTTTGCCACGGAGTTCCTGTAGTCCTCCACAGTCCAATCTGACAGCTCTACCGGATCGGTGCCTGTATGACGCCGTTCATTCTTATAATAGTCGGAAATTTGTCTTGCTGTTAGTTCCGGATGCTCCTTAACGAGCTTCCAGTAGATTTGCTTGAAATCAGCAAGGGCTTTGTTGTTTTCTTCGTGGAAGGGCGCATAGCCAGAGAACTGCTCCTTGTCAGCCTTCCAGTGTTTCAAATCAGGAGCTCCCTTGAGCAGATACTCCACACTTTTGTAAAATCGGTCCTTGTTCTCGGAGATTCTCAAGACGAGTGCGCCGGACCGGATAATGATTTTTAGTCTTACCATGATGACTCACGATTAGGGTGAATGAATTATGGCAAACTCGTGATCCGAATACCTTGTGAGGTGCTTCCACATTTTGCACACCTGAAGGTGAGATTTTAGCGATAACACACCCAAAAAGGTCTAAAAATGCACACTCGCACTTTTCGTCTTAACAAGTTTCGTGTCCTCTCGGACTCAATTAGATTGTCTGATAATCAATGAATTACATCTAAAATTCATCTTAACAGAAAACGACCCGATAAAATCGAGTCGTTTTTTGAGGTGGTGCCACCAGGAATCGAACCGGGGACACAAGGATTTTCAGTCCTTTGCTCTACCAACTGAGCTATGGCACC